ATCAATTTACGGCAATACGTCTTACTTAATTCCTAGCACAACATCGGCTACGACTTGGACTGCGCTTACGCCTGCATCTGGTACGGTTAACAAAATAGACAATATTGTTGCGTCTAATGTAACGGGGACTGCTGCATCTGTGACGGTAGCAATAAACAGTGCTGCTGCGGGTGCGGGTACAAATTACCGGCTTGTCTACCAAGTGCCTGTGCCTGTTAATGCGTCAATTGTGATTGCGGACAAAAGCACAGCGTTTTATCTTGGTGAAGCACAATCCATTGTAGTTACTGTAGGCACGGCATCAGCCATTGAATTAACCGCATCGTATGAGGCAATTACCTAATGTCTAACAGATATAAGGGTTCAATCATGTCGTCCTCTGCGGCGACAAATACATCATCTGTTGCTATTGGAATCTGGCGGTCTAATGATGTAATGCAAGGTTTGTTTGCGGCTGCATGGCCCGGAACAACATATCTTGTTATTGAAACCTTTACTAGCAGTGGTTCATGGGTATGTCCTGCTGGGGTCTCGTCAACAGATTATTTAGTTGTAGCTGGTGGTGGTGGTGGTGGAAATGGTGTAACAGGTTCTGCAAATGGTGGTGGTGGCGGTGCTGGTGGATTTAGAACTGGCGCAGGATTGTCTGTAACAGCGGGTACAACCTACACTGTCACTGTTGGCGCTGGTGGTAGTTCAGGTAGCAATGGCGCTGATTCTGTTTTTTCAACCATTACCTCTACAGGCGGCGGCGGTGGCGCAACTACTACAGGCGCTCATGCTGGAAATAATGGCGGTTCTGGTGGTGGTGGCGGTAGCACTGGATTTACTACTGGAGGTTCTGGTAATACCCCGTCAACATCACCATCACAGGGTAACAATGGTGGAGCCGGTTCTTCATCTGGTGGCGTTTGGGGCGGTGGCGGTGGTGGTGCTGGCGCAGTCGGTGGCGCACAAAATTACCCTACAAATGCTGGTAACGGCGGCGATGGAACTGCATCTTCAATCAGCGGCAGCAGTGTGACTTATGCGGGTGGAGGTGGAGGTGCTGGTGGAGTAAAGGGTACAGGCGGTGCTGGTGGTGGCGGTAATGGAAGTCAAGCTACATCTACAGTGTCTGTGGCGGGAACCGCCAACACGGGAGGCGGTGGCGGTGCAGGAAATGGTGAAGCATCTCCTTATGTCACAGGCTCTGCTGGCGGTTCTGGCGTGGTAATTTTGTCCTACCTTTTACCAAAAGGTAATGCAATTCAATTTACATCTACCGCTCAATGGACAGCACCCGCAGGAATTTCTACCGTTGACTATTTAATCGTAGGCGGTGGAGGAGGCGGTGGTGGTACAGGTGTTCAAGCTGGTTTGGCAGCCGGTGGTGGCGCTGGTGGGTTTCGTACTGGCACATCACTAGCTGTTACTGCTGGCACAACCTACACAATTACTGTAGGAGCCGGTGGTGCTGGTGGCGCATCTAAAGCTGGGTCGGGTGTAGGCACTTTTGGAAATGTTGGTACAAATGGAAGCACTTCTACATTCAACTCATTGAGTTCAGCGGGTGGTGGTGGTGGTTCGCCGGGACAAGATACTGGCATTTCGGGTGTTGCTGGTGGTTCTGGTGGCGGTGGCGGTGGCGGTGGTACAGGTACTGCTCCCGGTATTACTGCCGGTGCTGGGAATACCCCAAGCACATCACCATCACAGGGGAATTCTGGTGGCAGTGGAGCGCCCGGCAGTGGAGCGCCCAACTATGGTGCTGGAGGTGGTGGAGGTGCAGGCGCTGTAGGCAATCCCGGCTCTACTACTACTGGTGGAGATGGCGGCGCTGGGACTGCATCCTCACTGAGTGGCAGTAGTGTCACCTATGCTGGAGGCGGTGGCGGGTCTGCTGTTACTACTGCTGGTGCTGGGGGCACAGGCGGTGGCGGTGGCGGTGGCAACCGAGTAAACACTCCTGCCGCAGTTGCGGGTACTGCTAATCGTGGTGGCGGTGGTGGAGGTGCTGGTGCTGACACAACTAGTTCCGCAGGGGGTAATGGCGGCTCTGGAATTGTTATTTTGAAACTAAATTGATATGAAAAAAATATATCAGCTTTATGGAATTAACACGGCAATGCATTTGCTGCGTCCTCAAGCCAAATGGGAAATTAGCAACCGCACTATTACTATTTGGGAAGATGACAGACCTTGCCCAACATGGGAAGAAATTGATGCCACAATGGAAAAAATTAAAGCGTTTGAGGACTCAATACCCACCATTTGGACAACTGAAATTTTAGAAAAATTGGAGATGTAATGGCACATTTTGCAAAAGTTGAAAACGGTATAGTTACCCAAGTGGTTGTGATTGCCAATGCAGACACCGCATCTGCTGATGGCACAGAAAAAGAATACATCGGCGCTGCTTTCTGTGAGCGTTTGTTTGGTGGTGATTGGAAGCAGACCAGCTACAACGGACGCACCCGTAAAAACTACGCTGGTGTTGGCTACACCTACGATGAAAGCCGCAATGCGTTTATTGCTCCAAAACCATATCCAAGTTGGACATTGGTAGAAGACACTTGCCAATGGGTTCCACCTGTTGCTATGCCTACTGACGGCGTTTACACTTGGGATGAGTCAACCACTTCTTGGGTCGCCGTATGACAACTGCCTATACCTCACTCTTGGGCCTTGCCCTTCCTGTATCGGGCGAACTGTCCGGTACATGGGGCGACACAGTCAACAACTACATCACCGGCTACCTCGACGCTGCTGTTGCAGGCACAAACACACTCAGTACTGACGCAGATGTCACGTTGACCAAGACTACCAATGCTTCATTAAATGGTACGTCTTCTCAATACGCGGTCATCCTTTGGACGGCTGGGGGCACAGCAACCCGCACCATCATTGCGCCGTCTGCATCATCAGGTAGTCGTTAGTTTTACATTGTCGTCAACAAGACCTCCAGCACGCAGTCCATCAAGCTATGCGGCACAGGCCCAACTGCTGGGGTGACAATTACGGCGGGCACTGCGGCTATCTGTGCTTGGAACGGCGTTGACTTCATTCAAATAGGGGCGGGCCTCATAAACTTAGTTACCGGCGTCACTGGAACTTTGCCAGTAGCCAATGGAGGTACAGGCTTAACGGCTGGAACTTCAGGCGGAGTTCCTTACTATTCAAGCACTTCGGCCATTACAAGTTCTGCACTCTTGACCTCAAACGCTTTGGTGGTTGGCGGTGGGGCAGGCGCTGCTCCTACTGCACTTGGAAGTCTTGGCACAACTACTACGGTTTTACATGGTAATCCTTCTGGCGCTCCAACTTTTGGGGCAGTTTCGCTTACCACAGATGTGTCTGGAGTATTGCCTACCGCTAATGGAGGAACAGGAGGTACTTTGCCCGTAGCCAACGGTGGTACGGGTTCTACTACGTTAACAGCCAACAATGTTCTGCTTGGTAATGGTACATCTGCGCTACAAGCTGTAGCCCCCGGCACTTCAGGTAACGTGCTTACCAGCAATGGGACAACATGGGCAAGCACTGCGCCTTCTGGAGTTACATTGGGGACAGCGGTAACTTGTGTTTCCCAGAGCAACATTGACTACACAAGTCTTCCAAGTGGGCTTAAACGCATAACGGTGGCGTTTAACGAGGTTGCATGTGGTGGGAACATACTTATTCAGTTAGGCACTTCAAGCGGTTTTGAAACTACGGGGTATGTTTCAACATCAACACAGCTAGATAACGCCGGTGCTTCTAGCGCTATATCTTCTACTACAGGTATTTGCTCACAAGGTGGAAACCCGAATCTTTCCGGTGTGTATGTGATTTGTAGTCTTGGTTCTAATATTTGGTCAGCGTCAATGGTTGCAAAAGCTGACACCATCCGAACCGCTCAATCAGGCGGTGCAAAAACGCTAGGAGGAACACTGGATAGGATTCGGATTACAACCACAAACGGTACTACTTACACCAGCGGGACAGTCAACATTCTTTACGAGTAAAAGCCGTGCCTACAAAAAATGGTTAAACAATGTGCGCTGGCTTCTCCCCATCCTCATCCTGTCTTTGGTCTACGGGGCGACGGTCAAGCGCGAGTGCAGTGTCAGTGAGTTTGTAAACCTTGCCTACTCCAGCCATGACCCCAAGGAGCGCACAGATAAAATTTGGGGATGGTTGGAAGAGTCAGGGCCGGTATGCACCAAGGAGCAGCTAACGCTGATTTACTCTAACTTGGGTAACATACTAGGCAACGCCGACAGCATGAAGGTTCGGACAAGAATTGAACAGCTACATGAAAGGGCAAAGTGATGGACGCTAAAGACCGGTTGATTTACTGGGTAACCATGATGGTGACCGCTACCCTATGCTCCGTGGTTGTTGTTCTTATCGGGGCGCTGGTGCATGGGTTGTTTGTGAAAGAGGTGGATAACACCAAGATTTTTGAAATCATTGGTCCCGCATTCCAGACCATTGTCGGCGGCTTGATTGGGTGGTTGTCGGGCCTCAAGGTCGGTAGCCATATGGACGAAATCAAAGTAGGAGAAACAAATGGAGTGGCTTAAAACCCTTGCCCCAACAATCGCTACATGTTTTGGTGGCCCCCTTGCCGGGATGGCTGTATCGGCAGTGGCAAAAGCTTTGGATATTGCCCCCGATGAAGTGCAAGCTGTAATCAGTAGCGGCAAGCTAACTGCCGAGCAAGTAGCGTCCATCCAACTTGCTGAACTTGAATTGAAGAAGCAAGCGCAGTCCATGAATTTGGACTTTGCCAAGCTGGTGGCTGAGGACAAAAAATCTGCCCGCGACATGCAAATGGCTACCAAGTCGTGGATTCCTGCCATCCTTGCAATCGCTATCACTATTGGATTTTTTGGCATCTTGATTGGCCTTATGACCGACAAAGTCACAACGTCCGAGACGCTTATGCTCATGCTTGGTGTACTGGGAACTGCATGGACTGGAGTCATCAATTTTTACTTTGGCAGCAGCGCCAGCAGCCAAGCTAAAACCGAACTATTAGCCCGAGCGGAACCAGTGAAATGAACCTCTTCATACCCATCCTCTACATCTGTGTAAATGGAAGCTGTGCCTTCTTGCAGCAGATAACGGTGTACGCCGACGAGGATGAGTGCAAGCAAGTTGTTGCGGAGAAGAAGGAATGGT